GAAAAATTAAAAAACGTATTTAAAAAACGAGAATATAATGATGAAAATTGGCGTAGAGTGATGAGAACTATTTATGCTCTTGATGAATTTCATGGAACTAATATTGAAGAAGCAAATCCAGAACTAGCAAGAATGCTAAGAATGCATAATAAAAAAAGGGTATATAATCATAAATGTAATGGTGATCCGGATTGTTATTACTGTAACTTATATGAAGAAGCGATATGAAATGTAAATTGGCATGGTCACATTTAGATTTTAAACCTGGTGGTTATGCACCATGTTATAGATTTAAATTATATGACGGACATAAATTTGGTAATGTTCCAGAAATGCCTGATGTCAATTCTCCCGAGTGGGTACGTGTACGGGAGCAATTAAAAAATAATGAATGGCCAAAAGAATGTATAGATTGTAAAATTCAAGAAGAAAGTGGAATCAGATCATATAGGCAAAGATCTGAAGATTTACTTGTATCTGAACCGGATTATAATAAAACTACAATTCAAGTTAAAGACCTTCAACTTAAACTTAATAGAGCTTGTAATTATTCATGTCGACATTGTACAGTTGCTAGTAATTCTAACTTTATTAAAGTTGGTAAAGAAAATCCAGAAATAGCAAAAAGATTATGGGAAGATCATCATTTTGATCATATCATTGAGCGAAATGAACATAAAATAGATATACCTACGCCTGAAGTTATTGATCATCTTTTTAAAAATATATTACCAACTATTGAACGTATTGAGTTTTCTGGAGGTGAACCATTTTTCCATGTTGAAATGTACAGATTTTTACAGCGTATGATTGATGATAGTAATATCGATACATCGCAAATTACTCTCATATATAATACAAATATGTCGCTTACACGATTTAAAAATTATGATATATGTGAGTTATGGAAATATTTTAAAAGAGCTGATATTACAGTAAGTATGGATGGAACTACAGACTTGTTTAATTATTTTAGACAAGGTGGAGACTATAATAAAGTAATTAATAATATTCACGATATGTTATCTAGAACAGATAAAGTTACGAGATTATTATTTGTATGTACTACAACTGCATATCATGCTTTTTATATGAACAAAATTGATTATGAATTAGGACTTTTAAAAAAAGAATTAGAACAAAAATATAAGATTGAAGTAAAATACAGACCAACATTTGTTCATTGGCCAGAAGGATTAGATGTAGTTAATCTTGCCGAAGATACTAAAAAAGATTTATTAGAAACTACAAATGATACTGAATTTACAAAAGAATTTAAACTAAGATTAAAAGGAAAGCGTACTATTCCAACTGAAACATTTAAAGATATTGTAATGCTTCAAGACCAACTTTATAATAGAGACGCTAGTAAATTAGCACCGAGGATTTTTGATTATGTCTATTAATATTCCAATTATAATGAATAATGTAATTATTCGACTATCTGGTGGAGCTGATAGCGCCATATTACTTTATATGATTTGTGATACATATGAAAAAGCAGAAACACAATTAAATTTGTGGCCGATTACCGTTATTCATGGAGTAAGAAACTGGCAAAGTTATCATGCCCAACAAGTACTTGATTATATGATGGAAAAGTTTCCAGATGTAAATTGGAAAACTCATGAGGTGATTAAGTGTATGAATCCCGGTGGAAAACCAAATAATAAAAATGCTAATAATTATGTCGATGATCAAGAGTCGTTAATTGATAAAGTCGTAGCAGAATATGCCGGATCAGCTGCGGTATTTAATGGTGTAACTGCAAATCCACCAGAAGAAATAGGTGAAAAATATTGGGGTTCATCAAAAGTTTTTGGTAAAAAAGTTTGGGATGTGCGAGAAAAACATAGAGACTGGAAATTTATTGCTGATAGAAAACCAATTGAAGATGATAGTGCACGAAAGCTAGTACATGTCAATCCGTTTATTCAACATCATAAAGGCCATATTGCTGAATTATATAAAAAATATGATTTAATTGATGATTTATTACCAATAACTCGTTCCTGTGAGGGATGGGACTATATGACAGCAAACTATCAAGAAACTTGTGGAGAATGTTGGTGGTGTATGGAAAGAGATTGGGCCTTTAATGTATACAATAAAAAAAGTACATCTTGAACCTACACAACTTTGTCAAGCAATGTGTCCTATGTGTGATAGGGTTACATTAGATGGTAAGTTAAATCCAAAAATTACGAATGCTAGTCTTTCTCTTGATGATATCAAGGCTATGTTTTCAATAGATTTTATAAAACAACTTAAAGAAATGTATATGTGCGGCAATCTCGGAGATCCAATGTTGGCTCCAGAATGTATTGAAATATTTGCATATTTTAGAAAACATAATCCGAAAATATATCTTTCTATGAATACAAATGGGGGAGCTCGTAAGCCTGATTTTTGGAGGAATCTTGCTAAATTAACAAATCATGTTACATTTTCAATAGACGGTTTAGAAGACACTAATCACATTTATAGAAAGGGTGTTTCTTGGAAAAATGTAATGAATAATGTAAAGGAATTTATTAATGCTGGTGGAAAAGCAAAATGGGACTACCTGGTATTTGAACACAATGAACATCAAATCGAACTTGCAGAGGCAACCAGTACAAGACTTGGATTTGTTGATTTTAGAGTCAAAACGACTAACAGATATGATAAAAAACGCCCTGCATGGCAAACATATCGGAGAGGAAAAGAAAAAGAAATATTAAGACCTCCTAATAAATCGCAATATCAAAGTGAAGTAGTTAATAATCCTTTGAAAGATAGACATAAATTTGATATAAATCCAAAATGCGTTAAAAATAGAGAAATATATATTGCTGCTACTGGTCACGTATTCCCTTGTTGTTGGGCACATACTTCTCTTATAAGTTCTCAAAATGTATCCATGGAAGAAAAGTTAGATATGCAGTCTATGATAAGAGAAAATAATGCAAAAGAAGTAGGAATAAATAAAGCTATAGAATGGTTTGATAGTATATTTGAAAGATGGAATACTAATGATAAGCCATATATATGTTCAGCTAAGTGTAATATAAAACAAGATACAGTGAAATTACAATATGTATAATAACGTGAAAATGGTTCATTTTGAACCAACTCAAATGTGTCAAGCTTCTTGTCCTATGTGTGATAGAAACAAAAATGGTGGAGAAGTTAATCAATATTTAAAAGATGAATCTATGACACTCGAAGGTTTTAAGAAAGCCTTCTCAAAAGAATTTCTTGCAAATCTTAATACTTTCTTTTTCTGCGGAAACCATGGAGATCCTATTTTTGCCCCTGATATGTTAGAACACGCAAAATATGTTCGTGAATGTAATCCTGAAATTAATATGTTTGTTACTACTAATGGCGGTGCACGTAAACCTGAATGGTGGGAAAAATTAGCAAAAGTAGTTTCATTTGTTAATTTTTCGGTTGATGGTTTACAAGACACTAATCACTTTTATAGACAAGGTGTTAAATGGCAAAATGTTGAAGACAATATGGCAGCATTTTGTGATGCCGGTGGTTATGCCAAATGGACATTTCTTGTATTTAATTATAATGAACATCAAGTAGAACAGGCTCGTATGTTTGCCGAACTAATAGGTGTAAAAGATTTTATTGTGAAAAAATCTGGTAGATATATTAATACTGCAGACCTAAAGAAAAAAGATGATCATCAAGCAGTTTTTAGAGGGAAAGATGCTATTCGATTATCTCCGCCAAAAGACCCTAAATACCGTAACAAAGCAATTGATAAAGATTATGATAAAATAGTTGAAAAATATGGATCTATGGATAGTTTTATTGATGTTGCAGAAATTAAACCAAAATGTTTACAAAAACAAGAAATATATGTATCAGCTGAAGGTTTAGTTTTTCCATGTTGTTGGTTAGCAGGACAAGTATATAAATGGTGGAGACCTATTGAAAGCTCTCAAGAATATAAAGTTATTATGTCAACCGGTGGATTTGAAAAAATAAATGTACATCATACGCCGTTGCAAGAAATTATTAATGGAGATTTTTTTGCTACTGTAAAAACTAGTTGGGATATTCATGGAGTAGGACAAGGTAGGATGAAAACTTGTGGAACTAAATGTAATGTAGGATTTGATCCTTTTGTGGCGCAATGGACATGAATAAATTATTAATTACTAGTGGCTGTAGTAACACTGATTTTAAATATCACTCTTATATAAAACACGGTATTAATGTATGGCCAAATATTGTAGCAGAACATAATGAAAGATCGTTAATAAATGTAGCATCATATGGTGCTAGTAATGATTTAATTGAAAATACAATATTTGATACAGTAACAAAATATAAAAATCATGATTGTGTTGTTATGGTTCTTTGGACTGATATACGTAGACTTAACATAGCTGACGATTGGAGTCATAAAACTTTATTACCGAATGATTATGAGGTAGAATATAAAAACTTAGATTTTTATAAAGCAATGTTTAAAAAGTTTTTCCGTAATATGAGAAGAACTAAATTTATATGCGATTATTATGGATTTCCATGTTATTTTAGACATGGAGGTTGGCAAACTATTAAAGATAGAAATATAGTATCATCGATAAGAGATTGGTTAAAAAATCATCCTATCCAAGAAGAAATGAATATGTCGTGGATGGAAATACTTTATGGCTGTATTGCTTTTCCAAATGAATATTTTTTAGAAAATCATCCAAATAATATTGGACATCAACGTATAGCTAATATGTTTATAACAGAAATGTGCGATCCGATTATTCATAAACATTGGGTCGAGAAAGATTTTATATATGAATAAAATACTTGGAATATCAGAAGGTAGTCATGATGCCGCGTGGTGCCTTATTGAAAATAATAATATTATAGAAGCACATCATGCTGAAAGACATTCACGTAAAAAAAATGATAAATGGATTAACAAATACTTATTACCTCAAGGTTGGTTTAATGTTGTAGGACATGAAGACAAAGTAAGAGTCAATGAAAGAAGGCTTTTTGCCGGACAAAAATATCAAGATGAAAATGTGATAGTTGACCAATTTTATAATCATTATGAAACACATGCTTGGGCTGGATGGGCAACTGCACCTTTCGACGATTGTGATATCCTTTGTATTGATGCAATTGGTGAATTTGAATCTGCAGCCGCATATAGTGTAAGAAATAAAATATTTACTAAGACTTGGGAAATGAAATATCCACAAAGTCTTGGTTTAATATATTCTGCAGTTACTCATGGATTAGGTTATAAACCTATGGAAGAAGAATATATTGTAATGGGACTAGCCGCATATGGTGAACCTACAATTGATTTTGAATATCTTATGGATGAAAATTGTCATAAAGGAATTAAATTACCAAATGGGCGGCCAGAAGATATAGCAGCCTCAGTACAAGCATTATATGAAAAACATTTATTAATCTTAATTGATAAATATTGTAAACACAACAATCTTATATTGATGGGAGGTTGTGCGCTTAATTGTGTAGCTAATTCAAAAATTCAAAATAAAAATATTTGGATTATGCCAAATCCAGGAGATGCCGGATCTTCATTAGGTGCTGCGGCCCGTCAATTAAATAATAAACTTAAATGGAGGGATCCTTATCTTGGAACAGATATCCAAAGGCCTATTAATCCTAATGAAGTTGCTAGATATCTTATTGAGCATGGTGTCGCTGGTGTGGCTAATGGTCGTGCTGAGTTTGGCCCTCGCGCCCTTGGTAATCGTAGTCTTCTTGCTGATCCCCGTCTTGATATTAGAGACACTATTAATGAAATTAAGAGAAGACAAAAATTCAGACCCTTTGCACCGGCAATTTTAGAAGAATATGCTAACAAGTATTTTGAAGGGCCTATGAATGAATATATGCAATTTGTAGCAAAAGCAAAACATGATTATAAATCCGTTACACATGTTGATGGAACTGCAAGAGTTCAAATAGTAAAACCAAATTGCCAATCCGTTATCCGACCTATTCTTGAAGAATGGCATGAGTTAACTGGTTGTCCTATGTTACTTAATACAAGCTTAAATATTAAAGGACAACCAATGGTCGATACTTGGGAAAATGCAGAAGAATTTGAAAATAAGTATAAAGTGAAAGTGTTCTAATGACTAAAAAATTATTAATTGCAGGTGGTGATAGCTGGTCAGATCCAACTGAGCATTATTATCTAGAAGCTGGTATGGATAAAATTTGGCCAGATCATGTAGCAGATTTTTTTGAATGGGATATTATTCATACAGGCCGTGGCGGAGCAGGAAATGATTATATACACAATGCGTTAGTTGACGCTATTGAAGCAAATTCTCATAGAGAAATTATTGTAATGGTTGCGTGGTCTCAAGCTATGCGATGGGTACAATTTGATATGCCGATTGCTCAACTTACTTTTAATGTTCATATGCCACAATTAGAAATGCCTTTTGGTCCTGCAAAAGAAAATGTTCAAGATCTAATGCAGCATTTATTAAGATTACATGTTGATATGTATGATTCACGAGGTAGTAAAACTGTAGGACTTCAAAAATCTGATTGGTATCGATATATTGCTCGTTGGTCATTAAGAAATATTTACCTTTTAAATGAATATTGTAAAAATAAAAATATTAAGATTATTCATCATAGAGCTCTTAATATTTTAAATGGTATAGAATGGATATACAATCGAAAAATAGATCATAAAGAAAGACAACAGATGAATGAGGCAATAAGAAGTAATAATAAACTTAATTACTACTATTGGAAAATAAAAGAATGGGATAATGTTGTAGGACCGGATTTATTTCAAGAAGGAAGTTCTTGTTATGAACTTTATTCAAAATATTTTTTATCACAAAGAGAGCCTCATCCAAATAAAAAAGGAATGGAATTGATTGCACATTCTTTTGTCAATAAATACATTGAATATTACGAACCGCGAACAACATTAGAACCAGATTACGTATATGACTAAATCTAAAATTTTAATAACTTTTGGATGTAGTTTTGCAGATATCAATTTATCTCAATATAAAACAAATAATATTAGAGCTTGGCCTATTTTAGTTTCAGATAAACTTAATATGGATCTTCTTAGTTTAGGTAGAGGTGCTGCAAGTAATTCATATATAGAAAATTGTGTTTTTGACGCAGTTTTAAAATATAAAAATCATGATCCAATAATCATGGTACTTTGGACTAATCCACGAAGATCAAACATAGGTGACTGCGTGAGTAAGTTTACTAATTTAAAAGATTTAGATTTTCATGAAAATTTTAAGTTTAGTAATGAAAAATGTAATGGTGGAACTAGCTATGATTTTGATGCAAAAGATGCGTGTTATCGTTATATACGAGCTTCTTTGAGAAATATATGGAGAACTAGATATATAGCTAGAGACCATAATTTAGAATATTACGATAATTTAGCAGGATGTTGGACAGCACCATATCCACATTTTTTTAATAAACATAATTCGTCATATTTAGATAATATTAGTAGAATACAAGCCAAAATACAAAATGATTGGTATTTTAAAAATCTTAATTTTAAATTAAAAAATATTGAAAGAGGATTCCAAGTTTCCGGTATACCTGGTGATGGACATCCAGATCAAAACGGACACGAAGAAATAGCTCAAATGTTTATAAAAAAATATATGAAAAAATTTTACGTTGAGGATTATGTATATGACTAAAGAGTCATTATTAATAACTGGAGGTTGTAGCAATTCAGCAGATATACAATTTGGAGGAGGTTTTGTTAAAGATTATATTAAAAATAATATATTAATATGGCCAAAAATAGTTGCTGAAAAATTAAATATGAAATTGCTTAATGTGGCAATGGGTGCCGCCAGTAATGATTATATTGAAAATGCGATATATGATGCAATAATTGAAAACCAAGATAAGTATGATTGTACAATTATGATATTCTGGACTTCTGCACATAGAATAAATTTATTTGATCAAAATACAATATGGGATTATTCAAATCATCTTTCAGATGATAGTCATAAATTATTTAAAAAACATATTAATGCAAAAAAAGTAATAAATAAATCTTTTCGTAATATGAAAAGAACTAAATTTATATGCGATTATTATAAAATACCATTAGTACAAAGAATAAGTCTAGGGCTTTTATTTGAACCACAATGGGATGGTATAAAAAACTGGGTAAAACATCATCCTGATATAAAAGAATTAAATATGTCTTGGCCAGAAGTATATGCTGGGAGATGGAGTAGTAAATATTATAATAAATCTGATATAGAAACTGAAGGATTACATCCAAACCAAAATGGACAAAAGTTAATTGCACAAATGTTTATAGATAGCTTGAATGGAAAAGAATTAGAAATTTTATATGATGGCCGAATCCATGATGGCGGAGGATATATCTATGACTGATTTAAAATGGAGTCAATACGACTTTACAAAAATACCATTTGATAATATAGTTAAAGTTGGTCAAAGGACTATGCTTCATCGAGACTTATTTACGGTGAGTTGGTTACTTGGTAGATTTTGTAATTATTCATGTTCTTATTGTTGGCCTTACGCGTCGAGTCGGATTAAAGATCATAGACCTATCGATTTAATTTTGATAACAATTGATGAGATTAAACGCCAATCTCGTGATAATGGATATAATTCTTTTCATTTTAGTTTTAGTGGTGGTGAACCTACGTTTCATCCACAATATTTAGAAATTATGGAATATCTTGCAGACGATGTTCCTAATACTAATTATCATTCTGTACATATGACTTCAAATATTTCACGTAAAATGAAATGGTTTGAAGAATATGCTAAAATCTGTGCTAAGTTTAATAGATCAAGCATTACCGCATCATGCCATAGAGAACATGTTGATACTGATGCTAAAGTTGCTGATTTTGCAGATAAATTAGAATATTGCCAAAGCCAAGATATTCAAGTTACAATTAACCAAGTAATGCTACCTGATAAGTTCGAACAGTGCTGGGATGACGCATTATATTTTCATGAAAGGGGTATCAATGTCACTCTTAAGCCTCAGTCTGATCCTACTGCTAGCTTTATTGTTGATGGTTATACTGATGATATGCTTGAACGCTTACATAACGGAATGCCTCAACGAGGATTTACCGACATCAAAAAGCAAATTGTTCGACCGAAGCCAAAAGTGGAACTTGATCTCCGCTATGAAACGACTGGTGTTCCGCAACATATGCAAGTAGAGCTTGAAGATGATAAAGGAAACAAATATTACATGGACCAAGCTGAAAGATTCAATGCGTTTAACTTTAATAATTTTAACGGTTGGAATTGTGAGTCAGGCTATCGTAGTATTATCATTCGTGAACCTGATGGAAATATTAAACGCAGCTATTCATGTGATGACCAACCTTTAGGAAATATTACTACCGGATTTAAATTATTTGATAAACCAATGCCATGTATCACAAAAAGTTGTGTTTCTTCTGCCGATTCTAAGATCCCAAAAACTAAAATTGTATAAATAAAGGTAAGCAGGGTAGGAATACCGACAAAGAACTCAACCGGAGTAGTTCATGGCGCAATATGAAGAATTTACTATAGATCAAGGTAGTGATGTGGCTATTCAATTAGATTTAGTCGATCACACCGGAGCAGCTAAATCTTTGCTAAATCATACAGTAGCAGCAAAGATGAAAAAGAATTATAATTCTACTGACTCGGCCGATGTACAGACATTCTCAACCATAGTTGCGACGCCATCAACTGCGGGTATTTGTACCTTGTCATTAACTAATTCTCAAACAGATGCGCTAAAGCCTGGGAAGTATGTATATGATGTAGAAATTTCTTTTGTAGATAGTGATAATCAAACTATTGTAGAAAGAATCCTTGAAGGCCGGATACAGGTTACGCCATCAGTTACTAAATAAGGGACTGACATGGCAGAAAAAAGGACTTACGTCAAACGTATAATCGTTGGTCGCCCCGTTAGAAGTATTAACGAAGCGGCCTCTGGTGTTGTTGTCGGTACCGGACGACAGTTTGGTAGTATACTTGTTAATAAAACTTCCACAAATTTATATGAACCCGGCGAACTTGTAGCAGGACACGGTTTAGACAAATCTTACGGTGATAGTTCTTCAAATAATATTGTACTATCGCTCGATTCTTCTGAATTAAAAGCTATTATCGATTCAGATTATGTTAAATTTATAACAGGTCAAAGTCTTACACGTAATTTTGTTGATTCAGCATATGTTGAAGCCAATTCGCTTGACTCTGAAAGAGGTTTAAATTTATTCCGATCAGATTTAAGTAATCTGACAACTTCTATTGTTCCAAATGTAGATAGTTCAATAGATCTTGGTTCTCCAACTAAAAAATTCCGTAGATTATATCTTTCAGGTGATACTATTGTCCTTGGTAATTTAACACTTAGTGATGAGACTGGTACATTTGTTATTAGAGATTCATCTGGTGGGATATCATCCGTTAATTTAGATGCTAATACTACATCAGATCTTGCAGAAGGTACAAGCCTTTATTATACAAGAAGTAGATTTGATTCTGCTCTTGGTGATGCAACTTCAACTCAAACTATTAGAAATTATTTCTCATTTTCAGATCAAGGTGGAGATGGAAGTTTCTCATATGATTCTTCGACTGGCGCATTTACATATATAGGTCCTAGTGCAGCGGAAGTTAGAGCACATATTAATGTAATTGATGCTGGTGGCGATGGATCGTTTACTTATGATTCCTCTTTAGGTAAATTAACATATACTGGTCCAAGTGCATCAGAAGTAAGAGCACATTTTCAAGCTATCGATGCTGGTGGAGATGGTTCATTTACATATGATTCAGCCACTGGAAACTTTACCTATACTGGTCCATCTGCTAGTGAAGTCAGAGCTCATATTAATGTAGTCGATGCTGGCGGTGATGGATCATTTACGTATGACTCTGCACTTGGAAAATTAACTTATACTGGACCTAGCGCATCTGAAGTACGATCGCATTTTTCGGCTGCAGGTGATTTAACATATGATTCCGCAACTGGTCAATTTAGTTTTGATGTTGAAAATGTATACACATCTGCTAATTTTGATTCTGATTTAAGTGCAACAATAAGTGCATCTGGCGGTCTTACATATGATTCGGCTACTCATCAATTAACTATTACAGATACTGGTGTTACTGCCGCAACATATGGTAGTACGACACAAATTCCAGTACTCACAATTAATGCAAAAGGTCAGATAGATTCTGCCGGAACAGTTACAGTTGCTGGTGTTACAGGAACAACGTTTGATTCTGCGACCGGTAAAATAACTATCAATACTGCCGATGGTTCTTCATTTACAGCAACAGTTGGTGGATTCCAAAGATTACACATTGATTCAGCAAGTGCTACTAATATATCTGGTACTTCACTTAACTATGGTACTATAAATGCTACAACAGGTACAATAAGTCAACTTTCTACTGATTCTGCTCATATTGATGTTATTGATAATAATACTCTAAGAACAAATTCTTTTGATGCGGATTCTGGTGTTATTGATAATATTTCTGGCACAAATATTAATTATGGCGCAGGCCATATTGGTCAATTTACATCTGACTCAGCAGAAATTGGCGAACTAAGAGTTTCTGGTAACTTAACAGTTGCGGGTGATACTGTGACTGTCGGCGCCTCAACATTGGTTGTTGACGATCCACTTATTCATCTTGCCAATAATAACGAAGCGACAGATTTACTTGATATTGGTATTATAGGTCACTATTATCGTGACGCTCAAAGAAGACATACTGGTCTTTTTAGAGATGCTACAAACCAGCAATATTATCTCTTCCATGAGATGGTTGATTCTGCATTTGATTCGACTCAACCTCCTTCAGTTATTGATAGAACAGCTACTGGTTTTGCAAAAGCTGATCTTAATGTCGCAAATCTACTTGCGGATTCGGCTACATTAACTAATTTAACCGTTAGTGGTGTTAGTAATATATCAAGAACAGCAACTGTTGATTCTGGTACTTACGGATCTGCAACATTAATTCCACAAATTACAGTCAATACTTCTGGATTTATTGATAGTATTGGAACCGTTGCGGTTGCTAGCATATCATCTACTACATGGGATTCTTCAACTGGTGAATATACCATTAGTACTGCTGATGGTGGATCATTTAAAACTGCAATTCGCGGTTTTGGTGATAATGTATCATTAGCATTTGGTAATGAAAACGATGCAATTATTAATCGTAATCCTACTAATCTCGTAATCAAAGACTCAAATGGTGGAATTTATCTTGAAGCAGAAGACATTTATCTGGCGTCAAAGAATAACGGTAATCCAATTTGGTTACAAGTTGGAGCAGATGACGGTGTAAAACTAAACGACTCTACTGGTAATTTAATTCTAAAAACTAGAAAATATGGTGTAGAATTAAATGGTAGTATTACTGGTGATTCAGCCGATTTTGATATAATTCGAATTGGTGGTAAAGTTATTCAATCGCATATAGATTCTGCATATATCGAGCTAAACTCGCTTGATTCTGAAAGAACAATAGCGCTTATAGATTCATCATATGTTAATGCCCGAGTCCAAGATCTTACTGGTGATGAATTTACATTTACTTTAGTTGATAGTGGCGCAATTGCAGGACCAAGAATAGTACTTGATAGAAATAGTTCATCTCCTGCAGATTCAGATGCATTAGCAAATATCGAGTTTAGAGGTAGAAATAGTGCAGATTCTAGTATCCAATATGGTAAAATAGCAACATTTATTAATAACGCGACTGCAAATGCTGAAGTTGGTGAAATGCAATTCATCATTAAGCAATCTGGATTCGAACGCGTTAAAATGAAATTAAATTCTCAAGGTATAGTCCTTGATAATAATGAGTCAATAGTATTTTCTGATGATTCAAATAGTCAACTATTATCACCAGGAAATTATACTGCTGATCACACTTTAACATTACCAGATTCAAGTGGTATAATTTTAACACGCAGCTTTGTAACTACAATTATTGATTCATCTTATGTTGGAGCAAGAACATCAGCAACTGGATTTAATCTTGACTTCGACGATAGTGCTGGAGTGACACAAGTGTCGTTAGCGATTACACAAGCACCAACTATTGCAACTGGCGCGCCAATTGGATTTGGTAATACAGTAACATTATTAGATAAAGATAGCGCAGAAGTGGTTATCTCTCTATAACGTATAAATAACAAAAAAGGAAACTAAAGGAATTAAAAAATGGCAGATAGAATTCCACTAGTCATATCGGGATCATCGATTCGAGAGATCCCGTCAGCTGACAGGCTTGACGTCCAAGGGGCGTTAGAAGTTAATGGACACATTACACCCGGAACTGATTCGGCATACGATATTGGTACATCGTCTCTAAAATTTAGAGATATTTACTTATCATCGGGTACCGTACATTTGGGTGGTGTAAAACTTAGAGCCGATGGTAATAAATTATCAATTCAAGATAGTACTGGAGCCGATGCGGGTATTACAGCCGGCACTCTAGGAGAATTAAGTTCAGATGATTTAACCGAAGGTGCAACGAATCTTTTCACTACCGCAGCAAGAACGCGAAGCCATATTAATGTGGTTGATGCTGGTGGTGATGGTTCATTTGCCTACGATTCTGCCCTTGGTAAATTAACTTATACTGGTCCTTCAGCTTCTGAAGTAAGAGCTCACATTAACGTAGTTGATGCTGGAGGAGACGGCTCTTTTGCATACGATTCAGCACTAGGAAAACTTACGTATACCGGACCTTCTGCCTCCGAAGTACGTGCACATTTTAGTGGTTCTAGTGGTGTATCATACAATAGTGGAACTGGAGCAATAACAATTGGTCAGGCTGTTGGAACAACAGACTCAGTAACATTTGGTGGATTATACGCTTCAGGTAACGCAATAATTGGTGGTAACCTCACAGTTAATGGAACTACTACAACTGTTAATTCAACAAATAGTTTAGTTGCTGATCCTTTAATAGAATTAAATACTGGTGCAACTTCAAATGCTAACGACCTAGGTTTCATTATGGAGCGTGGTTCAACTGGTAACAATGCTGCAATTATATGGGACGAGTCAGAAGATAAATTTAAAGTTGGTACAACTACGAATACTGGTGCAGATACTGGAAATCTTACAGTTACAACTGGTACGCTAATTGCAAATATCGAAGGTAATGTGACTGGTAACGTAACAGGTTCATCAGGATCAACAACTGGTAATGCGGCAACTGCTACCGCCTTAGAAACTGCAAGAAATATTGGTGGCGTATCATTTAATGGTACTGGAGATATTAACCTTCCAGGCGTTAATACAGCTGGTAATCAAAATACTTCTGGTAATGCTGCGACTGCAACTGCATTAGCGACAGCCCGGGCTTTCTCACTTACTGGTGATGTTACTGCATCTGGTGTTAACTTTGATGGTACAGGCGCAGTAGCTCTCAGTACGACAATTGCTGCGGGTGCCGTTTCGAGTAATGAATTAGCTTCTGCATCAACTTTGTTACTTAAAAATACAGCTGGATCAACACTAAAAACTATTATTGGAGCAGGTAGCTAATGGCTAATCCTAACTCAAGAGATACTCTTATTGATTATTGTAAGCGACGACTTGGCGAGCCTGTTATTGAGGTAAACGTCGATGAGGATCAACTTGAAGATAGAGTTGATGAAGCGATACAGTATTATCAAGAATTTCATTCTGATGCTACTTATCGCGCATATGTGTCTCATGAGTTAACTGCTGATGATATTACAAATAAATATATTACGACCGCTTCCGAAGTTCAGTTTGTGACTCGTGTATTTCCATTTATTTCGAGTGCAACCGCATCGAAAAATATTTTTAATTTACGATATCAAATGCATTTGTCCGAATTAACTGATATGTCTCAGTTTGCTGGTGATATTGCATATTATGAACAAATTCAACAATATTTGTCTTTACTCGATATGACATTAAATGGCCATTCCATGGTTGATTTTGCTCGTAAACAAAATAGAATTTACATTTTTGGGCATATTGAAGACTTAGACATTAAAGTTGGTGATTACATTGTTTATGAATATTACAGTACTATTGCCGCCGATTCTTTTACTGCGATTTATAATGATATGTGGTTAAAAGAATATACTACAGCTTTAATTAAACAACAATGGGGAATGAATTTAATTAAGTTTGAAGGAATGCAATTACCTGGCGGTGTTATTATAAATGGTCGACAACTTTATGATGATGCAACAGGTGAAATTCAAGACCTTAGAGAAAGGATTAGACTCGAACACGAAATGCCGGCAGACTTTTTTATAGGATGATAATATGGCCCGAAATTACTACATAAGGGATAATGTAAGATCTGAACAGAATCTCTACGAAGACATTGTCATCGAGTCTCTTAAAATTTATGGGCAAGACGTCTATTATCTTCCTCGTGATACTGTGTTCGAGGACAGAATTTTTGGTGATGAAATCCCAGCGCGATATAATTCAAGCTATAAAATAGAAATGTATATTGATAACATCGAAGGTTTTGATGGAGAAGGGGATCTTTTTACTCGTTTCGGTGTTGAAATTCGAGATGAAGCAACATTTGTTGTATCAAGACGTAGATGGGATCAGACTGTAGGTGGCGACAACGATATTAATAGTGAAAGGCCGCGTGAAGGTGATCTAATATATTTACCGCTTTCAAAGTCTATGTTTCAAATAACTCATGTAGAACACGAACTGCCGTTTTATCAATTAGCAAATCTTCCAGTATTTAAATGCCGTGCTCAATTATTTGATTATAATAGTGAAGATTTTGATACAGGCATCGAAGAAATTCAAGACATTGAAAAAGATCACGCGTATACTTATCTGCTTAAGATACAAGGTGCAGATATTAATAATAGAAAACCAATATATTCAGGTAATATTATAACACAGAATCAAAGTGGAGTATTAGTTACAGCCGAGGTTGCTAAATATTCAGATTCAGATGGAACAATTCACGCTGTGAATCTATCTTCATCTGATGCAACATTTAAACTATTCCAAGCTGATAGCTCAATTACTGTTGACTCAGCAAGTAATATACACACAATTCAATCAATATCTGAATTAAATAAACTTTCAGAAAATGAACAAAACACAGATTTTGGATCATTTGGTGATGATTTCTTAGATTTTAGTGAATCAAATCCATTTGGCGATCCAGCGGGGAATGACTAATGAGTGACGATTTTTTTGATTTTGGTTTTACAGCCGTAGACGAAAATGAATTAGAAGCAGTTCAAAAAATTGCTTCAAAGGCAGAAACTCTTGGTGCTTCTGCAATGAATACTCAAGAAAAGATAGATAAATTATATAATGCAATTGTACCATTGTTGAATAACTTAAAGAAAAACCCAGAAAAGGAATATATTCTCTGGCCAGATCGATTGAATAAAGTAGAACAATTCGAAACACATTTACAGAAAATATATAAAAGTTAATGTTTGGAACACATTTTTATCACGAAAAAACAAGACGAGCAGTTGCTATCTTTGGTAAACTGTTTAATAACTTGTACGTTATTCATAAAAATAGAACTAGTGGTGCATCTGTTTCTCAGGTAAAAGTTCCATTGGCATACGCACCAAAAGCAAAATATTTAGATCGTATACGTGAAAATCCAAATTTACAAGAGAATACAAAGGTAGCAATTAAACTTCCACGTATGTCATTTGAAATTACCGGATTGACATACGATAATACTAGACAAGTATCGAAAGTAAATAATTTTACACGTTATGGTACAACAGCGAATAATAGAAATAAATTTTTTACGGCTGTTCCATATATTATTTCTTTTCAATTAAATATTTACACAAAGACTCAAGACGATGCTTTACAGATTGTTGAGCAAATTTTACCAACCTTTAATCCACAATACTCTGTAACTCTTAAACCATTTTCAGATTATCCAGATATTTTAGAAGATATACCAATTGCTTTAAATGGCCTGTCTTTTCAAGATGATTTTGAAGGAGAGCTTGGAGCTCGTAGAACAATAATCTATACTATGGATTTTGATATGAGAATTAGATATTATGGCGCAGTTAATGCTGGTGAAATTGTACGTGATGTTAGAGCTAAAGTTTTTGATATAGGCGCCGGCCTTAGTGATTCAGATTTAAGGCTACAGACTATACAAATTCTACCGAATCCAATATCATTAAATATATTGGGCGACTCCGATTTTGGATTTACAAGGACAGATTATGGACCAGACTCCGACGCTTCGTGATAGCGATAAAGCCGCAAATGATTATAATTATTCGCGCGAAACATATTATGAGCTAATTGAAAAAGGCAAAAATGCTTTAGAAAATATGATTGAAGTTGCTAGAGAATCTGAGCATCCTCGAGCATATGAAGTTTTATCTGGTATGATAAAAAATATATCCGATGTAAACGACCGCTTAATGATATTAAATAAAGGTAAAAAAGAACTTGAGAAAAAGAATGAAACAACCGAAGTAAATAATACACAAAATAATTTCTACTTAGGTTCAACTGCAGACGTACAACGTTTGCTAAAAGGCGATTTAATAGATGTCACACGAACAGGCGGTGAAAGCAAGAGCGACTCGGGAGACGTATCTAGGGAATCCTAATGTTAAGCGCGATGGTGTTGCTGAACAATGGACCCAAGAATCGATTCTTGAATATAAGAAATGTATGGATACTCCTGTATATTTCGCTGAAAAATATGTAAAGGTTATTTCACTTGATGAGGGTTTAGTACCATTTATTCTATATCCTTATCAAAGAGAAATGTTTGAGAGATTCAATGAGCATAGGTTTAATGTTATTTTGGCTTGCAGACAATCAGGTAAATCCATATCGGTTTGTGCCTACTTGCTCTGGTATGCGCTGTTTCATCCGGAAAAAACTGTGGCCATACTCGCTAACAAAGCGTCAACCGCAAGAGAAATGCTCTCTCGAATCACGCTTATGCTTGAAAACCTACCGTTCTTTTTACAAGCAGGAACTAAAGCCCTTAACAAAGGTTCACTTGAGTTTGGTAATAATTCTCGAATTATTACTGCTGCAACCACTGGTTCTTCTATTCGTGGCCTTAGTATCAATTTACTTTATCTTGATGAATTTGCATTCGTAGAAAAAGCTGCAGAATTTTATACTTCTACATATCCTGTTGTATCTGCTGGTAAAGATACCAAAGTCATTGTCACATCTACGGCAAATGGTATTGGTAATATGTTTTATAAGATTTGGGAAGGTGCGGTACAATCAGTTAATGAATTTACTCCATTTAGAGTAGATTGGTGGGATGTTCCAGGCCGGGATGAGGTATGGAAACAACAAACTATTAATAATACGTCAAAGCTACAATTCGATCAAGAATTTGGTAATACATTTTTTGGTACAGGTGATACGCTAATTAGTGCCGAAGCTCTTATGGAATTAAGAGCTAAAGAGCCTAAAAGGCATATTGAACAAGGTGATGGTTTAGTATATTCGGATCCAGAAAAAGGTAAAGAATATATTATGTGTGTAGATGTTGGAAAGGGAAGAGGACAGGACTATTCTACATTTACTTTAATCGATATTAGCGTAAAACCGTTTGAACAGGTAGCTGTTTATCGTAACAATACTATCTCTCCATTACTCTTCCCTTCTATTATATATAAGTATGCAAAATTGTACAATAAAGCATACGTTATTGTTGAGTCAAATGATCAAGGATCTTTAGTAGCAAACGGTTTGTATCAAGAACTTGAATATGATAATGTGCATATGGAATCTGCAGTAAAGGCAAATGCTATAGGTCAGGCTATGACTCGTAGAGTTAAAAGATTAGGTTGTTCTGGCTTAAAAGATCTTATTGAAACAAATAAACTTAAAATTTATGATGAACAAACTATTCTCGAAATATCTACATTTGTTGCAAAAGGTAATTCATATGAAGCATCAGAAGGTAATAATGATGATTTAATTATGAATCTAGTTATGTTTGGTTATTTTGCTCAGACTCAATTTTTTAATGACATGACCGATATTAATCTAAAAGAAATGCTATTTAAACAAAGGATGGCTGAAATTGAAGCTGATATTGTTCCATTTGGTTGGGTAGATGATGGATCTGATTGGATCAAATCAATTGAAGATGAAGAAAATAGTAAACCTGATTGGTTTGTCGACTTTGATCGAGACGAATATGGATATTAATGAAAATATGAATTATTATAAATACATATGAAATTGAAAAACAATCGTATTATGCACCATATAAATAACCGAGTGAGGTAAGCTAATGGCACTTTTTACACCATCTCAAAGTCCTGCGGTAATTGTTAAAGAGGTTGATGTTACGGGCGGCGTGCCTAATGTTCAATCCTCAGTTGGCTGTTATTCAGGCAAATTTATGTGGGGTCCTGCTGATCAGAGAACTCTTATTTCTAATGAAGAAGAATTATCTGAAGTTTTTGGTACACCAAATAACAGTCACAGCATCGACTACCACGACGCAGCGTATTTTTTACGCTACTCAAACGCACTACAAATTAATCGTATTGTAGATTCTGACGCTAAAAACGCTGTTTCTACAAGCGGTCAAACTTCATCGTATGCTGTGGGAACATATACTCTTCCACAGGTTAAAAATAAAACGAATTTTGAAAGTCAACTTGCTGCTCTTGATTCAGACGGTCATACTTTTGTGGCCAGAGTCCCTGGATCATTGGGCAATTCATTGAGAGTTTCAATTTGTCCACCTTCAATAAACGATTCAGCATTTGATGGATGGACATACAAAGGTTCATTTGACGCACCTCCAGGAACTTCAAGTTTTGCGTCAAGAAATGACGGAACAAATGACGAAGTTCATCTTGCTGTTGTCGATGTTAATGGCCAGTTCAGTGGAACTAAAGGTACAGTTCTTGAGACTTATCCATTTATGTCTGTTGCAAATAATGCAGTTAATACGGCTGATGGAGCGAACATATACGTTAAAGACGTAGTTAATGAAAACTCAAAATATGTACACTTTGTTGATTTTGACTCTAATTTTACAAACTTTGGTAGCGCAGGAACAGCAATTACTTCAGGAACTTCTAAAGATTTCTTAGGAACTGCAGTTCAAACTTCAGCAACTGTTAACTTTGCTTTCGATTCAGGTGTAGATACTGGCACACTTTCAGCTGGTAATTATCTAAACTCATTTGATTTATTTGAAGACAAAGAAGTTATTGAAATTGATTTCTTGATTGCACCTGGAATGTCATCAAGAGCTGATCAAACAACTATTGTTAATGATTTAATTGCAATTGCTGAATCACGTAAAGATTGTATAGTTGTTTCCGGCCCTGCTAGAAATGATATCGTAAATGTATATAGTGACGCTAGTGTTGTAACAAATTTAACTACAACTTCTGGATCTTTTACGAGATCAAGCTACAATGTTGTGACTGGTAACTATCTCAAAGTTTACGATAAATATAATGATAAGTTTATTGAAATTCCAGCAAACTCTTCTGTTGCAGGTATCATGGCAGAAACTGATCGAAGTGCTGCACCATGGTTTTCTCCTGCAGGTACAAGACGAGGACAAATGCTAGGTATTACAGCTTTAAGCTTTAATCCAAATAAAGCAAGAAGAGATACACTTTACAAAGCTGGAGTTAATCCAATTGTTAACTTTGCGGGTCAACCAGATTTGACTCGATCAAGCATACTATTATTTGGTGATAAAACAGGTCTTTCAAGACCTTCCGCTTTCGATCGTATTAATGTACGAAGATTGTTCATTACGCTTGAAAGAGCAATCGAAAGAGCTGCTCAAAACGTACTCTTTGAATTCAATGATGAATTTACAAGAGCTGAGTTTGTAAATATTATCGAACCAGTCTTACGTGATATTAAGGGCAGACGTGGTATTACAGACTTCCGTGTTATAGCGGACGAATCTGTAAATACTCCAGCGGTTGTAGATAGAAATGAGTTTATAGCTAATATTTTTATTAAGCCGGCTCGTTCTATTAACTATATCACGCTTAACTTTGTCGCAGCTAGAACCGGTATTTCCTTTGAGGAAGTTGCTGGCGCTGGCGTATAATCTAGGGAGGTAACTTATGGCACTTGGTAGTGTAGACGAATTTAAGTCCAGACTCACTGGCGGTGGTGCACGCGGTAATCTCTTTCAGGTTACACTTGCAAATCCGCGAGGTGGTTTAGGCGTAAACCTTGATATTGATTTCGCATCTTTTATGTGTGAAGCAGCCCAATTACCGGCTTCAAATGTTGGTACAATTGTAATTCCATTCCGTGGACGTCAATTGAAAGTAGCTGGAGATCGTGTATTCGATTCTTGGACTGTCACAGTAATAAACGATGTTGAAATGAAAGTCAGAAACGAAATGGAAAGATGGATGAATGCTATCGCCAACCATGCAGATGCTGGTGGTGTACAAAATCCAGAACTTTATTTTGCTGATTTGAAAGTCGATCAATTTGATCGTGACGAATCTGTTGTTAAAACATATACGTTCAAAGATGCTTGGCCTTCATCAATATCTCCAATTGAATTGAGTTATGCTGACGATAATATCGAAAGATTTACGATCGAATGGCAATACCAATATTGGACATCAAATACCACTGATGCGTAAATAATATATAGAAGGAGAGCGAGTTTTCGCTCTCCTCTTATAAAGGAAAATATGAATGGCAGATGAAGGCTTTAAGCTATTTGGCTTTGAAATAAAACGAGCTAATAACGAAGATCCTGTAAAGGCACCTTCGATTGTACCAGCTCGAGATGAAGACGGTGCAGGATACGTAACCGTTTCTGGATCACACTATGGACAATATATTAGTCAAGACGGCACAGATGCAAAAGATAATCATGCATTGATTATGAAGTATCGTGGTGTTGCGATGCATCCTGAAGTCGATATGGCAATTGAAGATATTGTAAATGAAGCGATAGTAGGTGGCGAAGAACCTATTTCAATCGATATGGACAACTTAAAAGTTTCAGAAAGTGTTAAAAATAAGATTAGAAACGAATTCGATACTGTATTAAACAAAATGAATTTTAAAGAACTTGGGCATGATATTTTTAGAAGATGGTATGTTGATGGTAGATTATATCATCATCTTGTAGTCGACGAATCAAATACGAAACAAGGTATTGTAGATATTCGTCCGATCGATGCTGCAAGAATTCGTAAAGTAAAACAGGTTAAAAAAGAAAAAGATCCAAAGACTGGCGCAAATATAATTAAAAAGGTAGATGAATATTTCATTTATCAGGAAAAACCGGGAGCTCAAGCTGCTGGTGTCAAATTGAGTTTAGATTCAGTTTCATATATTACATCTGGTTTACTCGACGAAAAACGACAAAAAGTTTTATCGTATTTACATAAAGCTTTAAAGCCAATTAATCAGTTAAGAATGATGGAAGACTCTTTAGTCATTTATCGTTTAGCAAGAGCTCCAGAGCGTAGAATTTTTTATATTGATGTTGGTAACTTACCACGCGGTAAAGCTGAACAATATATGAAAGATATTATGACTCGTTATCGTAATAAACTTGTTTATGATGCGCAAACTGGAGAAATTAAAGATGATCGAAAGCATCAATCGCTACTTGAAGATTTTTGGCTTCCAAGGCGTGAAGGTGGTAAAGGTACAGAAATTTCGACGCTCCCTGGAGGTGACAATCTTGGACAAATCGAAGACATACTTTATTTTCAAAAGAAAGTATATCGCTCACTTAATGTACCATTAAATCGATTAGAACAAGAACAACAATTCTCACTTGGTAGAGCTACAGAAATTAGTAGAGATGAATTAAAATTTCAAAAATATATAGATCGACTTCGTACAAGGTTTGGATATGTATTTCTTGGAATGTTAAAAACACAACTTATTTTAAAAGGTATTATAGCTGACAATGATTGGCAAAATATGAGAAATCATATTGTCGTTCAATTTGCAAGAGACAATCATTTCACTGAGCTAAAAAATTCAGAACTTTTGAGAGAAAGACTTCAAACATTAAATGATGTTCAAGCGTTTGTAGGTGAATATTTCTCAAAAGAATGGGTAATGAAGAACGTCCTACACTTCACAGATGATGATATCGATAATATGGGATTAAATAAAAATGGTGAACAACCAGAAACAGGAGATGAAGTATGAGTGAAACAAGTTACGAAGACGTAGCACAGGAAGAACCGCAAGTAGAAGAAAATCCACTTGCTGGTCTAGTTAATGCAGCTTTAGCAAAAGATTATAATAAAGCAAATGAAATTTTCGGTCAAGCTATTTCTATAAAAATGTCAGATGTGCTTGATCAAGAGCGCATTAGATTATCAAATGCTATTTACAATGGCAAAGAGGAGGATCCTGAAGATGAAATCGAAGATGAAGATTTGGAGGATTCTGAAGACGTATCTGATGGCGATGATAATGTGGAAGATTTTGATGCTGAAGGGGATACTGATGGCGGTGAAGAATCTGATGAAGATACTGATGAAGAAAAAGTAGAAAATTAAAAACATATAAATAATACTACAGAAGAATTTATCTGTAAATATTTACAAAAAAGGTTTGTGTAATGAAACTTATTTCTGAATTTATTGACCATCAAATTGGTTACAATGTTATAACAGAAGAAAAATCTGGTAAGAAGTCTTACGTGATTGAAGGTGTATTTGCACAAGCCGATATGAAGAATCGAAACGGTCGTATATATCCAAAACCGATCATGGAAAAAGCTGTAGGCAACTACGTTGATAAGCAAGTTTCCAAAGGTCGTGCGGTTGGTGAGTTAAATCACCCTGAAGGACCGACCGTTAATTTAGATAAGGTTTCACACAAGATCAATGAACTCAAATTTGAGGGAAATGATGTTGTTGGAAGAGCCACAGTTTTGGACACTCCTATGGGTAACATTGTTAAAGGTCTACTCGATGGTGGCGTTCAACTGGGCGTATCGACTCGTGGTATGGGAAGTTTGATGCAGCAAAATAACGCAATGGTCGTCAAAGACGATTTTATGCTTAACGCGATTGATATCGTGCAAGATCCATCCGCACCGTCAGCATTTGTTAATGGAGTTATGGAAGGTGTAGATTGGGTTTGGGATAACGGGATTTTGTCAGCTCAAGCAATTGAAAAAATGGAGACTGAAATAAAGAAAGCTCCACGGAAAGATCTCTATGAGGTACAGGTTCGTGAGTTTAAGAATTTCCTCTCGTTACTCAAATCTTAAATAAAAGGGAGTCAATTAATGACTGATCAAAATCAAATAGAAGATCAAGATGTTGAACTCCATGATGATAACGTCGTGGAAGCGTCTGATCACGAAGCTCAGTCAGTTTCAAGTGCTGATAAAGCTGGAGATGCTACAGGTAGTGCACCTAAGCGTAAAGGCGATCAAACTAAACAAGATCCAATGCCAAAGACCAAGGCTGCAATGATTACTGCTATGGTTCATAAAATGCAGAAGATGGACAAACAAGCTTTGTCTGCAATGATGCATTATAACGGTACTTCTGAAGAAGACTTTAATGGTGAAGCAATTGCTGAATCACCAAGAGAAATTGCTTACGAAGCAAACTTCGACGAAGATCTTAACGCATTGGTTTCTGAAGAGGCAACACTTTCAGATGAGTTTAAAGGCAAAGCTGCTACAATTTTTGAAGCTGCTATTAAGTCTAAACTTTCAAAAGAAGTTGATCGTTTAGAAGAAAAGTACAATGAGGAACTGGCCGAAGAAATCTCAACAACTAAAGCTGAACTTGTAGAAAAGGTAGATTCTTATCTGAACTATGTAGTTGAGCAATGGATGGAAGACAACAAGGTTGCTGTTCAAGCAGGCCTACGTACAGAGATCGCCGAGAAGTTCATGAACAATCTAAAAGATCTGTTCACAGAATCTTATATCGACGTACCAGAGTCAAAAGTCGACCTAGTTGACGAACTTGCCAGTGAAGTTCAAGAGCTTGAAGGTAAGCTTAATGAAACAACTGGACAAATCATCGACATGACTGAAGAGTTAGAAAGCTTTAAGCGTGAGCAAGCAATTGTTGAAGCTGCGGCTGATCTAGCTGATACTCAGTATGAGAAGTTAAAAGAATTAGTTGCTGATCTTGACTGGAGCGATAATTTCGCAGAGAAGGTTAAGACTGTCAAAGAATCTTACTTCAAAAAAGAAGCGGTAGAAACAGAAGCTGATGACACACAGCTTGATGAAACTTTCGAAGTTGAATCATCTGATGTTATGGGCCAGTATCTGGATGCCATTAAAAGACAAAATAAATCCTAAAGGGAGTTAAGTAAATGCAAAATACAGTATCTTACGATAGGCTCGTTGAAAAATGGGCACCAGTACTGAATGAAGAGTCAGCTGGTACTATTTCAGACGCGCATAGAAAAGCTGTTACAGCAGCTGTTCTAGAAAACCAGGAGATCGCTCTAAGAGAAGAGGGTCTTCTTCACGAAACTACTCAAACTGGCAATTCAGCTAACTGGAATCCAGTATTAATCGCACTAGTTAGACGTGCAATGCCTAACCTTGTTGCTTATGACATTTGTGGTGTTCAGCCAATGTCAGGTCCAACAGGCTTAATCTTTGCAATGAAGTCAACTTTCCAGAAGACAAAAGCTGGTGTATCAAACGGCGATGAAGCTCTTTTCAACGAAGCTCCAGTCGGTTACTCAGGTGACTCAGCTACAACTGGTAACGGTTCACTCGGACCATCTGGTTTAGCTGGTACACTAGACGGCGACAATGACTCAACAATCATTGACTCCGAATCAACTCATGTACCTTATGCAGGTGATGCATATACAGCTGCTGAAGCTGAAGTACTTGGTGGCTCAGGTCAAGAAGAATTAGCTCCAATGGGTTTCACCATTGAAAAAGCAACTGTGACTGCTAAGTCACGTGCTTTAAGAGCAAACTATACTCTTGAACTTGCTCAAGACTTGAAAGCAATTCACGGCTTAGATGCTGAGACTGAGTTGGCAAATATCCTGTCAACTGAGATTCTTTCAGAAATCAACAGAGAAGTTGTAAGAACTGTAAATAGACAAGCTAAAATCGGTTCAAGACAAACTACAAACCAAACACTTGGTATCTTTGACTTATCAACAGATGCAGATGGTAGATGGTCTGTTGAAAAGTATAAAGGCTTGATCATGCAGATCGAAAGAGAAGCTAATACTATTGCTAAAGAGACACGTAGAGGCAAAGGTAACTTTATCTTATGTTCTTCAGACGTAGCTGCAGCTCTTAACGCTGCTGGTATGTTGGATTACACTCCAGCTCTTAGCTCTAACTTAAACGTTGATGATACAGGTAATACTTTTGCTGGTACATTGAACGGAAGAATTAGGGTATATATTGATCCTTATTCATCACGTGACTATGTCAACGTTGGTTATAAGGGTACAAACCCATATGATGCAGGTCTATTCTACTGTCCATATGTACCATTAACAATGGTTAAGGCAGTTGGCGAGGAAGATTTCCAGCCAAGAATCGGCTTCAAGACAAGATACGGTATGGTATCGAACCCATTTGTTGGTTCAACACCTGCTAACGGTCTTGCATCTGATCGTACTAACCAGTACTACAGAATCTCAGCTGTTAATAACTTGCTTACATAATAGCTCGAATACGATTCGACTAAGGGTCCTTCGGGACCCTTTTTTATTTGTATAAATAAGATCATATAAGGAATGTAATATGGCAAAACAACATCACGTCGCAGTTCATGAACCTACATTTTCAAAAACAAATATAGGAAGAAAACCTTCATTATGTAAAATGAATAAACATAAAAGGCGTTCTTATAAGATGTACAGAGGACAGGGTAAAAAATAATGGCAGAACTTACATCAAATTTAAATTACCTACAACCTACTGGGTTTAAGGTTATAATAGATAGAGAAAATTATCCAAATCTTGAATATTTTGTTCAAAGTTTTACACACCCTGATGTGCAACTAATACCAGCTGAATTGCCATTTAGGAAAGTAAGAACGATTCCACTTCCTGGCGGTAGTTTAGATTTTGGTGAATTAAGTTTTACAATTATTCTTGATGAAGATTTAAAAGGCTATCAAGAAATGCACGACTGGATAAGACGTATTATTGATCAGCCTCTAAAAGGTGCACTTGATCGCAGCTCTTCAGTCGCACCATCAACCGCAGATATTACTTTGGCTATATTGAATAGTCAAAATAATAAGACTAAAAATATAAAATACGATGAATGTACACCTACAGGACTCGGTGGTATTCAGTTTGAAACAACCGCAAGTGGAGCAGAATATTTAACATCCACAATGAGTTTTAGATTTACTAATTTTGAACTATTATAGATAATATTTTATTATGGAGAAATATGTGATTGATATAAAAGAAGTCCTTATCGACTGGGCAGAGGACAGTAAACTTAGTATGCAACTTGACGAAGATTCTCGTAACACCCCGTTACTACATGCAAAATATCTTGAAAAATTAGCTAATGCCAAACTTTTATTAAAGAGGTCAGAGTTTTCACAAAAAACTTTACTTAAACAAAAATGGGAATGGTATAATGGCAAGATGGATGAAGCTACTGTAAAAGAGCTTGGATGGAATCCAGATCCTTTTAATGGTTTAAAAATTATGAAAGGTGATATGGATTATTATTACGATTCAGATCCTGAAATACAAAAATCAGAAGAAAAAATTCAATATTATAAAACACTAGTTGAAACACTTACAGAAATAGTAAATAATTTAAATTGGCGACATCAGACGATTGGAAATATTATTAAATGGAAGCAATTCGAATCAGGCGGTTAAACTATGCAAACTTACATGTTGAATGCGATTTTGGACAAGCTGCAGAAATAAAAGAATTCTTTTCATTTTATGTTCCTGGTTACAAATTTATGCCGGCCTATAGGCGTAGAATTTGGGATGGAAAGATTAGATTATTTGATTCTACTCGAGGTGAATTGCCGGCCGGCTTAATACATCATCTTATAAAATATATTGAAAGTCGTGGATATAATTATGAGTTAGTGAAAACTAAATATGGAATTCCTTTAGAAGAGCAAAGGCCAGATCCAAAAGAAGTTGTTGATTTCATCAAAACATTAAATCTTCCGTTTAATCCACGTGATTATCAATTTATTGCAATAATGGAAGCTTTACATCGGACGCGCGGAATTTTATTATCGCCTACAGGATCTGGTAAATCTTTAATAATTTATATTTTATTACAGTATTATTTACAAGTAATAAATGATAAAAAGGTATTAGTTATTGTACCCACAACATCTCTTGTAGAACAAATGTATTCTGATTTCATTCAATATGGTGGAGATAAGGAAGATATACATAGAATATATTCTGGAAAAGATAAGTCGTTCGAAGAATCTATTTGTGTAAGTACATGGCAATCGATTTATAAAATGCCAAAAGATTGGTACGATCAGTTTGGTATGGTTATTGGCGATGAATGTCATGGATTTAAATCTAAATCGTTAATGAATATCATGAATAAAGCAACAGAGGCTAAATATAGATATGGCACAACTGGAACTTTAGATGGAACTCAAACTCATGAATTAGTACTTCAAGGACTTTTTGGAAAAACATTTAAAGTTACTACCACTAAAAAGCTTCAAGACTCAGGAACTCTTGCTGAACTTAATATTAATAGACTTGTTCTTGATTATTCGGCGGATGCTAGAAGAGAATGTGAGGCAAAAAATTATCAAGAGGAAATCGAATATATTGTTACAAATGAAAAAAGAAATAGATTAATTCGTAATCTTTCTCTAGATCAAAAAGGAAATACACTTGTTTTATTTAATTTTGTCGAAAAACACGGTAAACCATTATTTAATATGATACAAGATAAAGCTGAAGAAAATCGTAAAGTATTTTTTGTATCTGGAAATGTAGCTACATCAGATCGAGAAGCAATTCGTGGAATAGTTGAAAAGCAGAAAAATGCAATTATTGTTGCAAGTCTTGGAACTTTTAGTACTGGGATTAATATTAGGAATTTACATAATATTATTTTTGCATCACCATCTAAATCTCAAATCCGCGTTCTTCAATCTATTGGTCGCGGATTAAGAAAATCTGATAATAATGTTGCAACTACACTTTATGATGTTATAGATAATATTAGTACAGATAATAAAAAGAATTTTGCATGGTTGCATGGCTTAGAAAGACTTCGAATCTATGAAAAAGAAAAATTTAAAACAAAAACATATAAGGTTTCATTGTGAGTACAAATTTTAAACAATTTAAGTTAATTAGTGGCGATGAAATCGTTACTGATGTTATAGATTCAGAAGACGATATTCTTATAGTACGCGCGTCTATGAAAATTGTAGAATTAGAAAATATGCATGAAGGGTTTACTTATTTTTCACTTCGGCCTTTTATTGCATTTCAAGACAATTTAGATACTTTGCAACTTTTAAATACAGCAAGTATTGTTTTAGAATCAAGTCCATCACCTAGTATTATGAAACATTATGCAAATGCTGTTACAAAAATGAATAAATTTTTAAAAGATGGTAAAACTTTAGAAGATTTAGAAGCTATGACAGATGATGAAATCCGTAAATATATGGAAAATTTATTAGATAAATACGGTGAAGATATATCAAAAGATATAGGAGTTAACGAAGAAAAAGAAAAGTTAGGTCCTAACGTAATAAATTTTAAACCAAAAGACACTATGCACTAATGGCCTTTCTTGTACATCCGCTTCCACCTATACCAGTTTTTGTAAGAAAAGAATATCTGTATGATCTCAAAGCAGGTTATGGAGAATACACTCCTGGTATTTGGATCAGCGTAAAAAGCACAATGTCAAAAGCATTATATTTTGAAACACTATTAACAGATTATGGAGCATTATATGATAAACTTCCTCTCTCGGCCTTCGTCTGGAAAATGGATCACGGTAACCTTCCTCTTGATGTTTTGCAGCTTTGGGATTGTTTCGATTATGATTTAACAGTAATAGAAAAACCATTATTATCTCGTTGTGAATTTTTTGGAAAAGACGAACAAATGCACGCTGGAGAATATGAGTTTACTATTGACAATGCACATAGAGATAAAAGCATTTTAAATACTAACTTTTCTGAACACGACCCGGAGCATAAATCTTTTAATGTTATTCGACTCGATAATGGACAATTTGCTGCACAACCAAACAATAGAGTTATATGGCGTGATTCAAGCTTAACACCTGCTAATTTAAAACAACCAGATTTTAAAGTTTGTACACAAAATTATGCAGTTGAAGTAGAACCAAAATGGTCAGTTGGTCATACAGATGAATGGCAGTATAAAACCGAAGATGAAATGTAGGGTATATCTCTCCCCTCCAAATTACTTAATTTATTATACCATGAATTTAACGACTTGTACACAAAAAAATGAATAATTTACAAATTATATTTCCACATAAAAAGAAAAAATAAAGATGTACTTTTACGTCTCCCAGTGATATAATACTTATAATAATGAAGGAGCAATTATGCGTCAAAAAAGAAAAAGCATTCATTATGTTAATAATGCCGACTTTTCACAAGCAGTAGTCGACTATGTTAGACATGTTAATGAAGCTAAAGAAAAAAAATATAATAGTATTCCAAAAGTTCCTGATTACATAGCTCAATGTTTTTTGCGCATTGCAGAAGGACTTTCACATAAAGTCAATTTTATTGGATATACGTATCGTGAAGAAATGGTTATGGATGCAGTCGAAAACTGTTTAAAAGCCATTAGTAATTATGATATTGAAGCTGCAACAAGAACTGGCAAACCGAATGCGTTTGCATATTTTACCCAAATTACATGGTATGCTTTTCTTCGAAGAATAGCAAAAGAAAAGAAACAGCAATCAATAAAAACTAAATATATTGCTAATTCTGGTGTAGAAGATTTCATGATTGACGAAAATGGTGATGCAACTTCAGGTTTAGTTGCTGGTGCGTTTGTTGATACTCTTAAAACAAGAATCGAAAGAATTAAACATATTGATAACGAAATCAAAGTCTATAAAAAAGAAGAAGAAAAAAAGGCAAGGAAAAAAAGAACAGTACACGCTGATTCAGATTTGTCGGAGTTTTTACAGTGAAAATTGCTATATTAAATGACACACATTGTGGTATTCGTAATTCATCACAAATATTTTTAGACAATGCAAGTGAATTTTATTCTAATGTATTTTTTCCAGAATGCGAAAGAGCCGGTGTTAAACAGATTATCCATCTTGGAGATTATTATGATAATCGTAAAGTAATTAATATAAAGGCTTTAAATCATAATCGTAAACATTTTTTACAAGAAATGCGTAAACGTGGAATGACTATGGATATAGTTCCTGGCAACCATGATACTTATTTTAAAAATACTAATGACATGAATAGTTTAAAAGAA